GCAGTTGCGAATCGTTGCCAAGCGTCTCCGCACCGATTACGGGTGCGACATCGTGAGGTTCGTCGGTTCTCAATGGGAAAGGGTTGAGTAGGATTGACCCGTCATGGCGACTAACGGCTACGCAACAGTCAATGAAGTCAAATCTGCCCTTCGCATAGGTGTTGGCGACACGATGGATGATGCGTTGATTGACAACTGCATCGGTGCCGCATCCCGGCTGATTGACGGCTACTGCAACCGCCAGTTTTGGGCGTATTCGTCCGCAACCACCCGCGTCTATCAAGCCAACAACGAATACGTTTGCGACATCGACGACGTCTATTCGCTGAACGGATTCGTGCTCAAGACATCTACGTTCGCCGACGGCAACTTCGACGTCACCTGGGCATCCACCGACGTGCAGCTCGAACCATTGAATGGAATCCTTGATGGACTCACTTGGTCGTATGACAAGTTGCGTGCCATCGGCGACTATCTGTTCCCAACCGTCAACGCCAACTACGGCGAACAAGCCTTGGTACAAGTGACGGCCTTGTTCGGTTGGGTGAGCGTCCCGGAGCCGATCAAGCAAGCCTGCATCATCCAATCGTCACGAATCTTCAAGCGTTACGATTCGCCGCTCGGTGTCGCCGGGTTCGGTGACTTGGGTGCGATTCGCGTGTCTCGATTCCTCGACCCTGACATGGCTCAGTTGGTTGAGCCGTATCGACGCATGCGGATGTTCGCCTAATGCCAGCCACAATCAGCCAAGTCAAAGACGGTCTCAAGACCGCCATCAACACCGTCTCAGGATTACGGGCCTTCGACTATCAACCCGACCAGGTGAACCCTCCGTTCGCATTCCCGACACTCGATACCATCACCTACCACCAGACCGGCATGAACAACGGTGGCGTCGTTATGAACTTCACCATCACACTCATCGTGAACCGTGCCGCGGAACGCACCGCACAAGACCAGTTGGATCAATACATGGCGTGGGATGGAGTCAAATCGGTTCGTGCAGCCATTGAAGCCGACCGCACGCTCGGCGGTGTCTGTGACGACCTGATCGTCACCAATGCTGAGAACCTGACCAACATTGATGCGAACGACACGCTGTATCTGGCTGTCGATTTCAAGGTCACGGTGTACGCTTAGAACATGCCGAAATACCTCGTTTCTGGACCATTCCCCGTGACCGGTGTTCAACCGGGCGGGTTTGTGGACGGAAGTGGAATCGACAATGTAGAGTTGTTGATTGCGGCAGGCATCTTGCAAGTCGTTGAAGAAGTCAAGAAACCCTCAAAGGCCGATAAGGCAGGAGACAAATAATCATGGCAAAGCTGGTCCTCAAAGACGCGAACATCGTGTTCAACGGCACCGACATCTCGGCGAACGTGGCGAGTGTTTCGCTCTCGACCACCGCTGCCGAAGTCGCAACCACCGCATTCGGATCGAGCGCAATCACCCGCGTCTCGGGTCTGATTGACAACTCGGTGACATTCAGCATTCACAACGACTACAACGCCATCGACGGATTGTTCTTCCCGCTCGTCGGCTCAACCGCAGTCACCTGTGTCATCAAGCCGAACGGCACCGCTATTGCTTCTCCGACCAACCCTTCCTACACCTTCAGTGTTTTGGTCACGGAATGGCAGCCTGTAAATGGAGCGGTTGGAGAGCTTGCAACTGCCGACGTAACCTTCCCAATCTCAGGTGCAATCGCCAAGGGCACTGCCTGATTCACAATCACCTAACCTGCGGAGGTAGACAATGAAACTCGGTATCACCGTTCACGGCACCGACGGCAAGAAACGACTCGCAGTCGTCGTCTTCGCCGACTTCGTCAAATACGAAGAAGTGCACAACGTATCAATGGCCAAGGTTGAAGCTGAGATGAAAGTCCGTGACCTTGCCTGGTTGGCGTGGCATTGCGAACGCCGAAACAAAGTCACCGCACTCGAGTTCGATGCTTGGCTGGAAACCGTTGAACAAATCTCGGCGGAAGGTCAAGACGGTATCGTCCCTTTGGAGAGCAGTCAGCCCACTGGTTGATCGCCTATTTGGCGTGCGAGACCGGCATTGCGCCGTCGGTGTTGCTGACTGAATCACCTCGAATGCTTTACACGCTGGTCGCGTATCTGCGTTGGCGTAACGTCAAGATGAATCCGACAGCGTACAATCGTTGACATGGCATCCGTTGAGGCAATGGGCCGTGCCGGTCAAGTAAGCATCGCAGCACCCGGCTTGTTCGAGTTCCTTCGTATCGCCTCACAGGCATACCCTGATTTCAACCGCGAGATGCGCAAAGCCGCCGAGGAGGTGGCGCAGGTGGTGGTGGATAGGGCGAAGGTGAATGCGGCGAGTCAGCCGAAGCACGGTCCGAATCGTGCCGGGTCGTCGGGTATGTCTCAGGCTCAGGCTGTGGTTGGGAAGTTGCGTGCGAGGCGTGACCGCATTCCAACTATCAAGCTCGATCACAAGGGTGCGTTCGTTTCGGCATCACGCCCGAATCGGAAACGCAAGACAAAGGTTAGGGCTGGTGACGTATTCTTTGGTGCCGAGTTCGGTGGTCGTCGCCGTAAGACGACGCAACAGTTCTTGCGTCACCGTGGTCGGCAGGGCTATTTCTTCTGGGAAGCCGTCCGGGATAACAAGTCGTTCATCGCCAAGGCGTACAGCGAGAAGATTGAGCTCGTTCTGAAGAGTCTTGCGGCGGGTGTTGAATAACGCTACGCTGAACCTAGGAGGCCCGCCATGCCTGCAACAACGATGATTCATGCCGTCAAGTTCCGTGACGTCAAATCGGTTCAACCTGAGAAGTTCGCCATCTCGTGGCTCGGATTGAGCAGCCTGCTTCAGATCAGCGAGGCGACGTTTGAGAAGACCGACCGCGCCTTATGGTCGCCAGTCACCTACTTCCATAACACGACCAGAGGGAATCGCAACGTCGAATATGTGACCTGTCTGGTGGTCGATATGGACGGTGAAGCATTCGACCACGCCCGGTTGAACGGGTTGGAATATGTCGCCTACACCACTTGGTCGCATACGCCTGACGATCAGCACTGGCATCTGGTTCTCCCGCTCGCCTATCCGGTGCCTGCCGACCGCTGGTCGGAAGTGTGGACTCGTCTGCATGAACGCATCAATGTGGTTGGCGACCCGCAGACCAAGGACCCTGCACGCCTGTTCTATCTGCCTCAACACAAACGGTTGACGACACCCGATATCAAGATTGGGTTCGGTGAGTTCATTGACCCGCAGCTCGATGAACGGTTCGTTGCCCGCCCTGTCATCCGACGCAATCCTCTCACCTACCAGTCGAAGGCGAAGCACTATTGGCAGGATGAGTCGTGGTGGAATGAGCCGCAGGATTTGTCGCGGTTTGATGGGATGACGAAGCAGCAGATCGCGTCATCGTTGTTGGTGGAGTTTAGAGAACTGCGAAAGACGCTCAATCTGGACTGAGTAGAATCGGTCGTCATGGCCGTCACCCGTGACTTCATTGTCAAGCTCATTGCTGACCCCAAGGACCTGCTCAAAGGTTTCAATGACATCCGAGCGAAGGCTGGTGAATCGTTCGGTGCGGCGAACACGAAACTTCAGGAGTTGGTGCCATCGTTCCAGAAGATTCAGGCGGCGTCGGCTGTCGCGTTCGCTGGTCTGACGGCGGCTGCGGGTGTCGCTATCAAGGCTGCGGTCGATGCCCAGGCTGAACAGAATCGTCTCCGCCAAATCCTGCTCACTACCGGCGGCGCAACAGAGCAGCAGGTCAAGGCACTCATCGACCAGGCGAACGCGCTGGAGAAGGTTGGTGTTGCGTCAGCCGGGAACATCATCACGGCGCAGTCGCAGTTGGCGACGTTCGATCTACAGTTCGAGACGATTCAACGCCTCACCCCGGCAATCACCGACTATGTGATCGCCGAGAAGGGTGCGACCGCGTCGGCTGAGGACTTCAAGTCAATGACGAACGCGCTGGCTCAGGCGTTGCAAGGGAACTTCGCTGCGTTGACAAAGTCGGGTTTCGTGCTCGATGAGACGACGAAGGAGCTCATCAAGAACGGTACTGAGGCGGAGCGTTCGGCTGCCCTAGTCGATGTGTTGAACTCGACGTATCAGGGTTTCAATGCGTCGGTTCGGGAGACCGCCGAAGGTCGAATGGTTGCGTTGCGTAACTCGTTCAATGCGTTGCGTGAATCAATCGGCATGGCTTT